CGGGTGTGAATGTATTATTGCAATAATTTCTCCAAGAGAATCCCCCGCAACAAAATCTTCTGGATTCATTATGAAACATTGATGCGAAGTAATTGCTAAATTTTGACAAGGAAAATATTTTTCTTTCCCGCGAATATTTAACAAAAGCCCGCAAGATTCTTTCGGGTCTTGTTCCTTGGCATGAAGCAATGCGTCAGCCTTCCAAGTCATCCTGTAATCAATCCAATACTAGGAAATTCTGCGCGGGTGCATTGACGTTTTGGCGCTCGAACTCCCGCCATGTCAAAAACAGCCGCAAGTTCAAAAGAAACAACAGTTCTATTTTCTGCTGATTTTCTATCAATAATATAAATTTCTTGCGGAAATTCTGCTGTATTGTCTGGGGTTCCATAAGGGTTTACATTGCTTGGAAAATTAGCGGCATCAAGAAATCTTGCTTGTGTTCTTATTCTTTTAACAGTGCTTCCTGTCAAATCATTTCCTGTTGTAACAGCATTTACTGTAAGAAGTATTGCTGAAAGTGTTCCAAGAGCGTTTGAAAAAGTAAGGGTCGGGCGTGGTAATTGTCCTTTTCCATATTGAAAACCTTCTGCCTGAACAGGAAATCTTGTATAAGAATTTCCCTGCCAAATTATTTCGCCGCTGTCTTTAAGACTTGTTCCCGCATGAAAACGATAAGTTGTTGTTGCGCCGTGTAATGAATTATCAAGAGTCAAAGTAAAAAGTTCAATTACCGCTGACGGATTGACATTCTGTAATTCACTTACAATTTTATCTGTACTCATGCTTCAAATACTTGTCTGAATGTAGCGCTGATTGAAGCCCTGTTGTTATATGGAATAGATTTCGACCAACTTTCGCAAACAAATTTCTTTGCGCCTGAAAGAGTGATTGAAACATTTCCGCTATTTGTTGCACTTGAAGCGGCTGTAACTGTGAATGAATCTGCGTCAACTTGAGTTGCAACTGTAAAAGAACCATCAGTTGCTGAACCTGATGTATAGTCAATTGTCAAAACATCGCCAACAGCAACGCCGTGTGAAGTGATACTGATAGTAACAGTTGTCCCGCTTTGGGAATATGTGCCTGTTTTTGTAAAGCCTTCGCCGGGCGGTGTAAACGTAAAACTTTCCTGATCGTTTGCGCGGCTATCAAGAAACGCTTCAACAACATCTGATTCAGTTTCGCTTAATTCAAAACTTACATTGTAGACTTTCGGATTTTGATTGCTTGCAAGTCCAAAAAATATTCTTTGTTCAAATCCATCTGCAAACCTTACTGTGCGAACAGCGGGCGCAGATTTTTTTGAAAAGCCTTGATATGTGGGTGTGACGCTTGGAAAAGTTGCCATTTTAAGTTGCTAATAAACCGCCCGGCCTTTTTTGTTTTATTAATTCTGATTGTATCGCTGAAGCAAGAGCAACGCCAAGTTCTTTCCCGCGATCTTCATTTGCATTTGATTGCATACCTTCAGCCGAAACATTTACATTTATATTATTTACAATGCCACCGCTTCCACCGATTTGATTATTTGGAATAACTGTACCGCTTGATTTTGGTGTAAAAATCTCCGGCCCTCTTTCTCCGACTAAATAACTACGCCCTGCGGATGCGCGGCCACCATTTGCAAGACCCGGCAAGTTTGAAAATATTCCGCCGAAACTTCTACTTAATAAAGTATTTATTCCAAGCCTCAACAAAGACGATGCAAGATCGTTTACAATCGCTCTTGCCGCTTCTCCAAGACTTCTAGTTCCCATCACGGCGTCATGCAAAGCGTCAGAAACACCTGTAGCAATACTATCTCCAATTTCTCTAAATATTTCAGCCTGTCTTTTTGCCGCTTCATTCATTTGTTCAATTGATGTTTTTTGTTTATTAAGTTCAAAATTTTGCTTTGCCAAAGAAACAAGTCTTGCTTCTTCCTCGCCCTCAAATTGTTTTTTAATTTCTGCGATTTGCTGTTCAAGATCAAATTCTTTTTTCTTTTCTTCGCCCTTTATTTGATCTCTTTTAACAGATTTTGTAAGTTCTGCATTTTGTTTTTTTAAATTGTCTAATTGAGTATTGAATTCTCTTGTAGTATCTCTTGCTTTTGCAGCGGGAATACCTTCTTCAAGTTTTTTAATTTCATCCTGTAATTCCTTAATCTGAAGTTTGAAGTCTGTAATTCCTTCAACACCTCCAATATTCTGCGCACCTATAAGAACACCAAATATATCTAAAGCTTTATTTGCACCATCAAGTTTTTCTTTTAATTCTTCAAGTTCTTCATTTTTTTGAGCAATTCGGCTTTCTATTGCGGCGGCTGTTCCTTCTTCTAGTAATTGATTAAATTCTCTTTGTGCATTATTAGCTTCAAGTATTTTTGCCACAAACGCACCAAGACCAATAACAACTAAACCTAGTCCAGTTTTTGCCAAAGCAACTTTGAAAGCGGTTGCGGCGGCACTTGCGCTCGTAAATCCAACAGATGTTGCGGCTAGTGTGGCATTTGTAGCAATCAATTGACCTGTTGCGATTTGTGCCGAAACCTTAATTGCAAGAAAATTTGACGCTATCAAAGGCATAACAAAACTTAGACCTTTTACCGCCGCGGCAATCCCTATAAAAGCAAATGTTACTTGCCCCGCTTCACTATCAACAAAACTTACAATTGCTTCAATTAAGGCTGTCGTTGCTTTGGTAACTTTTAAAACAACAGGCAATAATTTATTCCCTAGTGTTAATTGCAATTCAAGAACAGCATTGCTAAATGCTTTAAATACTTCAGCAGGCGAAGCATCCATGATTGCGCCAATTTTATCTGCGCCTTCTTCTGCTGATTTTGCTAAAGCCCTCAAAACAACATCTGAAGTCAATAATCCTTTTGATGCAAAATCTTTTAATTTTCCTGAAGCAATTCCAGTTTCGTCTGAGATTGCTTTTAATAATTGTGGAACCTGTTCTGCAATACTTCTAAATTCATCCCCTTGTAAACGTCCAGAACCTAAACCCTGTGCAAGTTGAGTAAATGCCGCGCTTGCTTCTGTTGCATTTAATCCCGCTAGTTTTGCAATAGTATTAAAACCGATAAAAGTAGTTTCAATATCTTTTAGAGAAATTCCAAGCGGCCTTAATCTTGCAAAAATATCTGTTACGCCCTGCGTTGCTTCAACGATTGACAAATTAAATCTATCTTGTGCTTTTCTAACTAATTCTTGAGCCTGTGCAAATTCTCCAAATTCAGAGGTAAGAACTTTCATTCTTAACTGTAAAGCCTGAAAGTTTGAAGCCGTACTAACAGCCTGTTTTGCAACAGCCGTAAATGCAACACCCGCAAATGCCGCTTTAAGTCTTCCTAAATTATTCTGTAAAGCGCTTGTTTGCGTTTGTACGCCTTTTAATGCTCTTGTGGCTTGCGAAGCATCAACTGTAAGTTTTACATTAGCCTGTGCCACAAATCAACA